TCCGACTTTGCCTTCGTGGATGACGGCGATGAAATTGCCGAAGACACTGCAGACGAGGCCGACATTGATACCAAGAGTCCCGAAGACAACATGTACGACAAGTTCCTTTGATAAAACAACAATTATGTAAAATCTTAATTTAAACACACACAGTCACAGTCACATGAAACCGTTCAGCTTATTCTCAGTAGTTATTTTATCAAGTTCTTTTTCAGTATGAGATTCTATTTTCTGCTGCCGAAACTTAACATCGTCCGGAGCTTTTCCATGATATGCCATCGGGTTCGACACGCGAAGCTTGGAAGCATCGCGCATAGACATTTTAGTCTTGTTCAAACCGCGTTCGACGTCCAAAAAATCACTCACTCCATCCGCGGGAGGTTGCGAACACAATGCGTCGATGGCTTCGTGGGTGTATGTCTGTATCGCTTTCTTCTTTGCCATTATCCTTTCAGATCCGTCTGGAAGTTTTTCTACTATTTTCTTATTTCTTTCCACCAATGCTCCAGGAAGTTTCTTGGCGTCTCGCGTGAACATCAGCATCTTACCGGGCATCGTGGCAATCTGTTCGGGAGTTCTGAAGCCCAGATGTTCCATAGCGGATAAGTATTCTATGAAGTCTTCCTTGGTAGTCCGTTCCGGGAGCACCAGTGTTACGTTTGTGATATTGGTGCTGTTATCAATGTTATCGCCAATGTGTTTGCTATTATCAATGATTTTATCTCTAGCAACAGTATCACCGAGAATAGGAGGTGCGTTGCCGTGAGACGCCAGATGATCTTTCTTCATAACAAACTCTGTTATTTCACTTGTCATCACATGACCACATGATACTTTTTTGTGTTTACTGGCATTACCAACATCGGTTGTCTTATATCCACAACCACATACGTGTAAGCGAATCTTAAATGTTTCTATATCCATCTTTTTATAGATGCCGGCATTTTTTATTAAGTTAATAAACAAAAAAAAATAATAATACTACATGTAGTTTAAAACACGGCACACTAGTCAAGAACTACATGTAGAACATTTTTTTTTTTATTTTCATAAACTTTTTTTCTACATGAAACTTTTACATGTATGTTAAATGTTTCGTGTGGTCATAAAACCAGTTGACGATATGAAACATCTGCGATTGTCGTTTGATCCTGGTAGTCTTATATCATCACACCGATGTATAAAAGCTGCGTGAACATACAGTAATGTATCTTCCTCACCACCCCCACTCCTCATAGTGATACAAACAAACAAAGACCCTCAAAGCCCCCCTACAAACAACTTAACAGTCTTCAACACAACCAAAACAACTACTTTCAAAATGGCTCTCATTTACACCGCTAAGACCTTCGAGCCCGCCTCTATTTGCTTCGGCCCCGTTGAGAAGAACAAGATGGGTGGCAAGTTCATCCCCATCGTTGACAAGAACGGTACAAAGACCAAGGTCACTCTGCAGTTCCCTGCGATGAATCTGCCCTTCGGCATCTCCGCTTACCGCGACCGCCCCGAGAACGACCCCATGTCTTACAGCGTGGATCTGTCTTTCCGCGGGTATGAGACCAACGAGAACACCCTGCTTCTCTTCAACAAGCTCACTGAGTTTGATCGCCACCTGATCGACGCTGCATACGAGAACAGTGTCGCTTGGTTCGGCAAGCAGAAGTCCCGCGAGCTCCTGGAGGACACCTATCGCAAGCTGACCAAGGTCGACCCATCTGGTAAGTATGCACCTATGACCAAGGCAAAGGTTTCTCTCAGGAACGGCAAGCCCAATGTGCAAGTCTTCGACACCGACAAGAGCAACATTACTGTGGATGATGTTCCTCGCGGCGCCACTGTCAAGGTCATCGCCGAGATTGGGAGCGTGTGGTTCATCGGCTCCGGCACTAGCTGGGGCGTGACCTTCCAGGCTCTTCAGCTGCTGGTGACCGAGAAGCCCAACAAGATGTCAGATTTTGCATTCGTGGCCGAGGACGGCGAAGACGACGAGACTCCAGTGAGCTCCGAGCCCATGTTCGACAGCGAATAGTTTTTTTTAAAATAATGTATGTAATTAATAAATGCCATTAACTAAACACATTATAAACATAGACTCCAAGTTCAGAGATACATCAGCATACCCAACGCCAGCTCAATATCAGGTCACGTTGCCGAGTAGATACAGAAATATACAAGAAGCTCGTCTCTTACAAATGGATTTCCCGGACGTTTTACCGCAGAGAAAATACGTATACGTCAAAATAAATGAACTTAATTTTATAGATGACGTTGGCCCTGGTGGTGTCAACTCTTATTTTGCAAAGCTCCCATTATTCAGCGATCGTGGAAATATTTTCTTCATAGATTGCTTGAACTTTAGTATTCCGGAAAATATGCTGCAGAATCCCATAGCATCATTGAACAAACTAAGCATATCAATGACAGATTCGCTCGGCAATCTTATACCAATTCCTGCATCTGGAAATGATCACACGATGATGTTAGAGTTGACTTGCGGTGATTACGTAAACAATGGCGGGGGAAGCACAATCACACAGCACGGAAGGATTATGGGCGGAACGAGATAAATTTATATTAAAATAATATTCGTAATTAGTAAATGCCTGTGACCAAGCACATTGTAAACGTCGACTCGTCAGACAGAGATACAACAGCATATCCAACCCCAGCACAGTATCAGATTTCTTTACCTTCTAGATACAGGAATGTGCAGGAAGCGAGACTTGTCAATATAGGGATTCCAGAATTCGCTCCGCCGCGGAGAAATGTATTCATTAAGATTGACAATTTTAATCAAGTCGACAGTACTTCTAACTCAGGTGGTATTAATTTTTGCTTTGCAAAACTTCCACTGTTTTTACAAATTTCAAATAATTTTTATGTTGATTCGCTCAGTGTCAGTATTCCTCCAACCGTTTTGCAGAATCCAATCGCGTCTATGAACAAACTCAATATTTCTTTCACGGATTCTCGTGGAAATATTATACCGATTGCAGCGGGAAACGACCACTCTATGACGATAGAATTGACATGCGGTGATTACATAAACAACGGTGGCGGAAGCACAATCACACAGCACGGAAGAATTCTGGGTGGGACGAGATGATTGTCATTTGTCCCCGGCAGTAAAAAGTCTATAAATATGTGTTGCTATCATTTTCAATGTAAATTTGATTATATTGAAAAGATATGAATACCACAATTCGTCCCGGATACTATGTGTATGAGCGTTCTTTCCACGAGAAACTCACTCCCTCTCATCTGAAGAACGGAGGTACTTCTAATGTGCCTATCCGGTTCGAGAAGAAGACCGCGATGGAGATATCTAAGATCCTGAACATTTCCATGGCAGTTCATGGAAGATTTGTAGGAGCACTGGAGATGCGTGATGACGACATCATAGTATCCGAGAACATCAAGAAATATACAGAGGACGATATGGTAGCGGTAGATTTCGAATACTTTTATATCATGACCGTTGACGAATAGCTTAATATTTTGTATTAGCGATAGAACATGGGTCCGAGTAATAACTTAACACTTTTGTAATAGCGTATATCACGCACTTTCAAAAATGAAGCAAAACAAGGATATTGCCAAGGAGAAGGAGAACAACGCTTCTTACTACGAAGAAGAAGAAATAGAAGAATACTCACTGGTCGAGGATGACCCAGAAATTTGGTTTGATTTTTTAAGCGAGGAAATTGTTACGGCATATCACGTTCTACAGGAGTTCATTGCGTCTCAGGGTATCCCTCTGTTGGATAACTGTCAGTTTCCCGATTTCGTAGACTTCTGCTATCGGTTTTCCTCTGGAAGGAAACCCGCGTGTTAACGCCACTCAGTTATCAAAATCTATTTGAAATTTACATTCCAGTCTTTTTTTAAGTTCGGGAGTCAGTTCTACAAGTTCCGAACCGATCCAAATCGTATCGCATCCTTTGTTGTTGGGGAATCTGCAACGCAGCCCTGATTTGTCCTTGGTCCCGAAGAATGGAAACTTCTTGTCAAAAGCCGGGTCTTGTGCGATAGATGAGTAGTATATCTTCATGAAATCATTCGGGGCATTGTAATCACTGTAATTTTCGCGTTTCCTTGTAATAAAAACGATGATACCAATTACGGCGGCGAGAATCAGGGCAATCAAGAAGTATTGCATAATATATATATAAAAATATATTATATTATATAAAGTATAAGCATGTCGTCCGAAGAACTTGCTCGCAGCGTGGGCGGTCCGTTTCCGATGAATGCGACTCTGCGTAGCGTCTTCGAGCAAAACCGTTACAGCCCGTTAGACGGTGCAGAACTTCGTCTGGCTCCCAGTTCCAACTCGGTGGATCCTACCGCTAAGAGATGCTTCACTGAGGCCGAACTAGCTCAGAAATGCCCAACGTTGCTGTTCGAGAAGAAACCCGAACCCGCCAAGCCAACTGATACGTGTACCGGATATTTCCCCGTAGATTTTGGCGACGGATATGTGAAAGATTTCGGTGATACCGACAATAACGGAGGGTTTACTCCCTCTATCCCCTCTGCTAGAATAGAGGAATATCAGTTCCCTACCGCTCCTTCCAACAAGACGCTCTCTACAAAGGGAAACACCGAGACTACCATCAAGCAGGGCACTCTCGTCATCAAGATGTTACCACGCGTCGCTCAGGCAGTTCAAAGTATCAAATGGAACGGGAAAGAATATCTCAAAACCCCTATGTTCGCCACGGCGGCTGTTGATGTCCCACAGGGCGTTTCTGATAAAGTGACTCGCGTTGGAGAAACCAATTCGGTGGCAAAAAGCATTTCTAAGGTAGTATCAGTTGCCGCTAGTGCCACATCCGCATTCACGCAAGTTCAGGCTGCGTACTCTCTGCCTCCGGGAACTGTCCTAGGCGGTAAGCGCGTGAGCCACACGTCGACTCTCAGCACGACCAACATAACAAAGAACATCTCTATCGCGTCCAACATGGTGGCTCGTTATACTTCTGGCATATCCCTTGAGAACCCCTTCGTGAGCGGGCGTTTCAATATACCTATGTTCACATTGACTCCCGAGTTCAAGAAGATTTATGTTTACAGAAAGAGCAAAAACGCATGGGAAATCCCTACGCAAGCTCAGCTTACTCTTGACAACAAAGATGTTCTGGCAATCATATTTACGAACACCAGTCAGACTCATGCGATGGGTGTGAGACCAATCGAGTTCCCCAGACCCAAGAAATTTGGTTCCACGTTTAACAATAATCTGACGACCAACATCGTGAGAAGCGAGACCGGCGTGACTGTTGCGACGACTCTGACGGTCGGGACCAGGGGTGGAAACGCTAATAAAGTGTACGCACCCGCCGGTGTTTACACAGTCGTGCAAGACAATATCTTCGGGACCCACAAATATGTATACGACCTCCTGAACAAAATATACGCCAAGGACACTGGCAAATGCCCGCCGTGCAAGCCCGTCACACCTGCGAAAACCCGCACTGTCGATGGTTCTGTTGTAAAGGTTATCAGCCCTAACCAAGTCCAGATAAAGTACACCAAACCAGATAAGAAGGTTGTTATTTCGACGGTAACCAAGAGTGTTCACAATATGAAATTAGGAGAAATTATCAACGTGGTTATTGCATTTGACGCACCATACGCTTTCAAAGCGATCAGCAAGAAAGCCGCATCTAAACCAGCGGTCCCGGAGAAGATAACCGTCGAGGGAACTGTCTTGAAGGTCATCAACAGGTCTCAGGTGGAAATTCGCTTCACTAAACCAAATAAGGAGACCGTCACGAGATCTGCGGATAAAAATGATCACATGATGGTCGTCGGAGAGAAAATCAACGTGGTTCTGCAGAAGGGAGGACTGTATCCTTTTATTTCTATCTCCAAGAAGACCGCTCCCAAACCAGGACCTGCAGGAATTCGCACAGTGGACGCAAGGATTCTTAAAGTGATTAACGCCAACCAGGTGCAGATCAGGTTCACAAATCCCGCAAAGAAAATAATCACAATCAACGTGGCCAAGAATGCACACAATATGAAGGTCAACGAGATCATCAACGTCAACTTGAAGAGTGTATCCCCATATGCAATTGTGAGTATCGCCAAGAAGACCGCCAAGCCCGTGCCTGCACCCACTGCAAACCGCGTTGTAGCCGGGAGAGTTCTGAAAGTCATCAACGCCAACCAAGTGCAGATCAGATATACAAACCCCGCCAAGAAACTGATTACCTCAAATGTCACCAAGAATGCGCATAACATGAAGACCGGTGAGATGATCAACATCACCATTAAAAAGGTAGCACCTTATGCATTCGTTTCCATCGCCAAGAAGGTTGCTCCTAAACCCACACCCAAGCCCACGCCTAAGCCCACGCCTTCTTCTGACAACCGCGTTGTCGTTGGAAAGGTAACGCAAGTACTCACCAAAGACCGGGTGAAGATTCAATTCAAGAATCCTGCGAACAAACTCATAACGTACACCATCACCAAGAAGGCTCACAACATGAAGACCGGTGAGATGATCAACATCACCATTAAAAAGGTAGCACCTTTCAAATTCGTTGCCATCTCCAAGAGGACTGCTCCCAAGCCCGCTCCCAAGCCCGCCCCCAAGCCCGCCCCCAAGCCCGCCCCCAAGCCCGCACCCAAGCCCGCACCCAAGCCCGCACCTACTGCCAATCGCGTCAT